GTCCAATATCAGCGGCACCCGTTAGGGATTTCTTTTATCGGGCCCTGAATAGCCCTAGTTGTATCGCTCAACATGCGTGGCACTTTCGGGCGTACCAATACCACTGGAATAACAGTTTTCACATTAACTGGATTTGATGGTTATCATTGACACTGTCATTAAACCAATCAAATTGTAAATTAGACGCTTGACATTTTGATACTCAAACACACTGTGTCAATATCAAGGTCAAGTGATGACATTAGGTCATCAATACTAATTGTGGTTTCTTTGTTAATTGTAACCAAGGGCCCCACGTACATTAGCTTGTCTTTTGTTTTTGTTCAAATAGGTCACTGACCTTGACGAGGTAGGTTGATCCAACGTCTTCTGCGTTTCAATAGTCGAAACGTTTAAGCTGGCACTATCTAGTGACTCAAAACCTTTGTAGTCAACTTTCTCCTCATCCTCTACATTGTGAACAATATCTTGAATTGTTTCTTTGACGCCAGAAAAGATGTCTGCACTGGAACTTCCACCAAACACTGTCTGGGCGTTTTATGTGGATCATTGCTCCTTTTCAGCTAACCTCATGAGCCTTGATTTATCGTAATATTCAGAATCATCGACTTTCTTGCTCATTACAGCTGATGCTCGTATGAAACCATCTTACAATCCACCTCCTAATCTAGCTTGTGTTGCTAATAATGTTGTGATATCGGTGGGCAAATTGTAGATGCTCCTCTCATGGGAAAATGGATCAAGATATGTTCTGGACACCATATCAGCTAGATTACTTGAATTAGCCTGTTACATATTCATGAACCTAGCATAAGTTGCTCTCGGTAGACATTCAAATGTCCTGTGCATTACTACATTAAACCTTATGTTCTGACCATTAGTCACTGCTATGTAAAAAACATGCGGTTCGCTGAGTGAATCTCTCGTGACGTTGGCAGCTAACCCTGACAACCAATCTGTTGGAGCGGGAACCAAAGCTGGGGTCGTTTCATCTGATATACCAAAATCTCTCAATATGCCGACAGAACTGTCCGCAAAATCTTGATACTCCATAATACACGATGGAACGTAGGTGAATTCAATTGGTTTATTCATTGCTGAAGTAATTTAATACTCTCTGCACCAAGGCATAACAGTTAGTGACTCAAATATTGGATTTGTCATTGCTATGTTTTTGGGGGCGTAACCAATTCTCATCACACCTTGAAGGTTTAAAACATTTGTAGCAAACTCTATCGTTATTTTTGCTGACACAAGTCTAGCAGCTGCAACACCCTGAGGCATCTGACTCACTGGTCCTTTTGAAGAATTAGGACCTGTAGTGATTGTGGTGTTATTTGGTAAATCTGAAAGATTGCAAGTAGCAGTGTTGAAATTATAAGCAAATGGTCCATTCGCAGCGTAGAAAGAGCCAATCAGTATGTTCTACCCTGTCTCAGAATTTGGACCCACGCCTTAATAAGTTAACACTTCACTATACAGAGCTGTCTGTTAGGGTATCATTTGTGGGATTCTAACTTGCTTAGTGAAATCATCTGGGTTTTTGATGGCCTTGAACCAATCCAACTCACACTTGATTCTGCCTTGTTGCATTACTCGCATGAGGACATTCTTTTTTGTATTACCAGAGCTTTCACCTTTGAGTTGCTTTTCAAGTTTCTTTTGAACTTTCTTTTGGTTCTCCAAATCTCTCTTGAGATTATAGAACTGTTAAAACATTTGTTACTCTCTGCTCAAACTAGACTGAGGTGCAGTCTGAACGGTTATTTCCTCTTTGACCACAGTTTATTAATTTTTCTTTTAATAACGTGGTTTGTTCTTTTTCTTGACCTGATTATTTTAAACATTGGGATTACTTTCCCCTACAGTTGTTTCTTTGATTTGTACTTTCCTATGGCTTTCCATAATTTAGCACTGTTTTGGCGATTTATTTCTTTTTAACAACTGAGCTTTGAGGTTATTATGAGTCCATCTATTATGTAGTGGCACTTCACAATTATCAAATAAGTTCTTAAGCTTGAAACTTTGTTTTGCTACACTTAGAGCTGCTTATTATTAATAATTGAGGCCAATCAATTTTTCTGCTTCCTCTAAAAACAATTTATCAGCCTGACACTCTCCCATGTGGTAGTAATCAGCATCATGTAATTAGAATAATTCATCAACTGCATCCAATGGTTTTACTTTAAAAGTTTCATCACCATAGTTGGGACCTCCATAATTACCATACAGTGGCAATTTCAATGGAACTGAAGTGTTCTGCTCCTCTGTGCAAACCTCAAGGAGGTCAGTTGCTACCCAACCTTTACCTTGAACATTAAAGAGTTCCTTTTCTTCCTCCTAGTCTTCTCTAAGTGGTGGTTTGATCTAGCGATAGTTTGCGTTCAAGTTGTAAAAGAAGCCCTTCTGTTGGTCAAGAATGAAATCGATGTGATCTTTAACATGCAACTTAGGGTACTTCAACTCTATTGCTGAACTCAAATGATAATACTGATGCATGTATATCTTGTCCAATTCGGGGTTAATCTCAAATTCGTGTAGTATGCACAATAAATCTGTCAACACGGCTTAATCATAACCTAAGATTTCCATGCGTTCAAGTTATTATGACCAGGTCAAAGAGTGTGGTTCGATTGCTTTTAATGTGTCCAATGTCACACCTGAGTTTTGAAGATTATAGGAAGCAATTTTTTCAAACATCAATTGTTCGGATTTAATTGACTTAATCCTCAATTTCTTTTATATGCCGACCAGCATCATGTCTATGATTTCGGGTATAACAGGTGTATGTTAATATTCAAACCTATAGCTAAGCAACTTCACCTTTTAATAAAGCAGTGCTTGTTGTGACCCATAACCACCATAGTTGTACGGCGACCATCCAATTTTCAACAAAAATTTCAAAGGATCTCTCATCCAATAACTTTTATCACCTTAACCAGCAAACCAGCACGAAAGGAAAGTTCTTTGATCTTGAGCGAGTGACTCATCATTACTATGCATCATTTCAAGTTTCAACCCAAACTGAGCAAACTCTTAACAGAAATTGTCTGGGATCGGTTCATTGCAAAATAATAGGACGTCATCCCCCTCGTGTATTGTTACAAAGTCATCTCTGTATTTGAGTCTTTCTATCAGAATATAATTAAACAAAGAATAACTCAAAAAACTATTACCTAGTGAAGTTGTGAACTCTCCACTGGCCTTCGTACCATAATTACTGTACTTTATCTTGTGACTTGGTGTGTTCATGGTCCCGTATTGTGCTCCATAAACAACTTTGCACCATATATCATGTATATTCTCCCCAAACAAAGCTAAGACTAGTTGACCCTCAGTGGCAGCTTGCACTTCTGAGCGTTGTGTGCTATCAAATTTTGAATAATCGAACTCATAAACTCTTGGATAGATCTATTTGAGTGACTGAATATACTCTGCCTTTTCATGCGGTTGCATTTTCTTGGGAAAGATGTGACTGTTCTGCTTATAAAAAGCTGAATTATTGTCATCCATCAATGTAGCGAAAAGGACTTTGAAATCTATGCTTCTTGATTGAATGAGCCTGGGTACACATTATTTTAAAAGTAACTCATTCTTGAGAAAACTGTCCAATTATTGTCTGTTGGTGTGACCGTCATCCCACATTTGATTGAAAATACTAACATACTTATGTATCTTGGCTTTATTGAAGTTTTTCGAGCATATGTATTTCATCAAGCTGTTCTTATCAAATTGCTAATTCTCGTCAACACCACATGGTAGACCATCACACAATTGATTTGCTAACATATATGAGAATTTAGTCACACTCTCTAGTTCTTACTCTGTCACACTCAATTCAACATGTTTGTTGTGTCTTTATTTTAGAGCTAATAAAGAATTGCAGACACAATCACCGTACTGGTAAGGTATGTATTCACTGACAAGTCCATAACGATACATTTTCCTCTTACTCAAGCAATTCACACTGCAAACATTTTAACCTTCGACTGAGATATTGTTGATGAACATTGGGCCAGTTTAATCTATAGCCAAACTTTTGGTACAGTGAGCCTCCAACCAATTGTCCCAATTTGAGTCACCTGAAATGTAATTGTGGAAGTCCCCATAGTGTTCAATCTTGTCCATTGTCTCAGTGATACTAACATGATTAAGCCAAATGTCGTAGAAAGGATCCTCTCCTGTAAATTTGACTTTGTGTTTGAACTGTTGGTGATATTCATGCTCAGTCAACCAACTATATTCAGTTTGAAATGGACCAAAACTGTAATTTATTTTCCCTTAGACATTCAATACATTGACATCTGTCTTGTAAATGTCTTCGAGAGCTATTTGACAATCGTGGTAGTGCTCTTTAAACTCTTCAACTTTCCACCCGTGATCTTTGGCTGTTTTATCACACCATTGACTTGTTCTATTAATACTGGGTACAACAAGTATAGCGTGTTAAACATCATTCTTGTGACAAATAACCAGATCCAGGATTTGATTATATTCAGCACCGACTATAATTGGACTCATGTAGGAACAAAAGTGCATTCTTAGACAAATTTAGTTGAACTTGCTTACAGCTTAGAAATGACTAAGTTTAGTCATTTTGCCATTTGGTGGAATGTCTGATTGCATTTATTCATTAATACTCGCAATATACCTTTCCAACCAACCTTACCATCTTAAGCTAGGTTGTTTTTAAGACAGTGTTGTCATGTAAACATTTGAACTCTTTGATTTATTAGAATAGAAAAAGCATCTGAAGAAGCAGTCGCCCTACCCTCCTAAATCTACATACTTGTTGTCACAAGCCTTGTTTATGATTGGTTTGTTGTGAGAAATGTGAGGCCCCATTCTCCCCTCACCTTCACGGCAACAAGGTTTTTACAAACCTAATTCTTTGAGTTACAAAGCTGTGACTTCCTGTAGTGTGAGTTGTGTGCGCCCGTACTGCAATTGATCGGTGGCCATTTGTTCTTTTTAGAATTGTCTCTTCTTTTGCAATTTGACATCCAGTATCCACACCTTGATTGCATCAGTTGCACCATAGATAAAAAAATCTCTGTACTTCTGTTTGTAGTTAGCCGCAGCATCAACAGAGGTACTACCAAATAAGAATTTTATTGGGTGCTTGAATTCCCTAGTAAAGAATTTAGGATCGTTGGTGTGTACATCTTTGTAGAATTACAATGTGTTTAAGTCTTGCTATGGTACCATTGCTTATCCATTCAGCAATTGACTGGCAGTTCGTTGAATATCAATTATGTTGCAGTGTTTGGTATAATTCTACATTACCTTGACGTCACCACTAGTAGCAAACCCTACCAGGTCCTTAT